GGTCGCAGAACACAGGGATCATGTAATGCGTCGCCGCGAGTAGCGCGTTCATCGTCAAGAGGGAAATTTCCGGCCTGCAATCTAGGATCACGTAATCGTAATTTGCAAGCTCGCCATTGATCCTTGATGAAAGCACAATCAATGCGTCGGGAGTCGATAACGGATTCAAAACCTGCTGAATATCGAAAAGGCGCAGGTCCGCCGGAATTATGTCCACATTGGGTATCACGGTTGGATACACGCAGCTTGCAGGAAGGACGGTGTCTGACGTCATCAGGTCGTATACTGAATATGTTATCCTCTCCGGCTTTTCCACGGCCATGTCTGTAAGGTTTGACTGCATATCAAGATCAACGAGGAGCACCTTGCGCTCTTTGCGGCAAATCGCATGGGCCAGATTAAAGGCAATGGTGCTTTTGCCTACGCCGCCTTTGATGTTCAAAATGGCAATGCTCTTCAAGACAACTTCGCCCCCTGTCATAGATACATGCCCAATCTGTCGCACTTATAGACCATACATGCCCCTTTCGCCGCTGCTCTCTATTCTCCTTCTATTACAAGCGGTTTTGGTTAAGGCGATTCTAAAGAATAGCATACATGACAGGTTTACGCCGATAGCGCGTAGTACAATAGACAAGAAAACCTGAAGTCCGAGAAGGGCGAAAAACCGGCCCTCTAGAAGCCTCTAGGAGCCGCGTTTTTGACCCATTGCATATCTCTTTACCTGCCCCAAGAACAAAGGCCCCTCTAGGGTCGCCTGCGGCTTCTGGCGCGGACAAGCTCCACTTCATACTCCCATTTTCCCGAACTTGCGTCTCGTTGCGCAGGGAAGAGTCCTGAGAGCCTAGCAAATGGAAATTGTTGGAATATTACTTCTCTCGCTTCGTCTCTTGAGCAAGCTTCGACTAGGCCGCGGCCTACGATGCGCCCGCAATCGAAACTAATCTCCAAGCCGGATCACCTCCAGGCGCGGAGTATATTCCGCATACGCTAGAAGCGAAAGATTCAAACCCGAAGGCTGGTACACGCGAACATTGATATAGTCGCCTTTTTGCATCGGCACTACGGCCCTAAGATAGTTCGAGGTGAAGTCCACCGAAAGCCCCGGCCTTATGTCTCTTGCGTATCTGTCAAGATTGTTCTTCCTCATGGCCGCAAACCGGCTCGCCGTAGGATATGCCGTCCACATGCACCGAAAGAGGCAAAGGTAGAGCCCGTCATATGGCGCATATACCCTTCCTGGGTAGGAGACGGTCCACATTGAGTTTTCAGTCATGTAATCGACACCTTGCCATTGTACCTCCGTGTCGATGTCATGGTAGATGGTGACGTTCGTCGTATTCCTGACCGCGCAAGCTGCGTTATAGATACCCGACAGGTGCGAGAGGGGCCGGGAAAGGCCGCATAGAGCCGGATCGAATCGCTCGTCAGTTATGTCTGCATCTAGAATCTGTGTCGCGCCGGCTGCAACATAGACACTAGCAAGCGAGAGCTCCCAGAATGATGAATCCCTCTCCAGGCCCGGTGGAGCGGGCGATACGGCAGGGGTGCCGGGCTTTGCCAAAAGTTCGACCGCCCGGCCTGCATAATCAACCCTCACAACCACACGGTCGATCCTGGGATTCGTCGGATCTGGGGCTGTAATCGTAATCTCTTCGGCCTCGGAGTACACCTCAAACCATCTTCCCTGAGCAAAAGCCGCGCCGATGTCTACCTTCACCTTGAGCCCTGCTGGGCTTGTCTCGCTGACCTTAAGGGGAGAGGTTCCTGTGAAAACGACGCCATCAGCTGAGGCGAGACTGACTCGCCTTGAAAAGAGCGATGCAGTATAGACCCGGTCGCCCGAGACTGAATCCAAAAATCCGTATCTTGTAGCCATGTGCCCGGCCTCCTTTCCTGGGGCCTAGTCTCCGAGCCGGATCACCTCAAAGCGGGGCGTGTATTCGGCGGCTGCCATGAGCGCCAAGTTCACCCCCGAATTCTCTAGGACCCGCACGGTGACGAAATCGCCCACGTCAAGCTTTATGAGGGCGTCCGTATACGAGATGACATAATCTGTTCCCGATCCCGGCCTGACCTCGTACGAGTACCTGGTGGTGTTGTTCTTGAGGATTGACGAGTACCTGGAGCCAGTCCCGGAGGCCTGCCACATTGCGCGAAACAGGCAGTAGTAAAGCCCAGGGTACGGCGCATAGATCCTGCCCGGGTTCGATATGGTCCACATTGTGGTCTCCGTCATGTACTCGGTAGTTTGAAACGAAACCTCCGTATCCGTCCCTGTAGCAATCGTCTGATCGGAGGTTCGCTTTGCGGCGCAAGCTGCATTATAGACTCCAGATGAATGCGACAGAGGCACCGAGATCCCGTAAAGATACGAATTGAACCGCTCGTCCGTAATGTTCGCAGTAAGTATCTGCGTTGCGCCGGCTGCGACGTAGACTTGTGCAAGGGAGAGTTCAAAGCGGGAGCTATCTCGCGTAAGCGAAGGAGGCGAGGGCGATGCCGCAGGCGTCCCATCGAGCATGGCGAGCACGACCTCTCGGTTTGTATAGTCGAGCCTGACTATGGCCCTGTCTATCCTGGGTAAAGTGGGGTCTGGAGTTGTGACGACAAGTTCCTCTTCTTCCGAATAAACTTCGAACCATCTTCCCTGAACGTGGGCTGCGCCTATCAGGATCAAGACCTTAAGGCCCGCAGGGATCGCCTCGATAACCTTAAGCGGAGTCGCTCCTGTGGAGAGGATTCCGTCTCGTCCTACGAAGGCGATATGCCTGGAAAAGAGATCGGCGGAATAGACCCTGTCGCCTGAAACGGAATCGAAGAATCCATACCTTGTGGCCATTCTTACCTTCGCCTCCCGGCATCCGCTTTTGCGCCCGCCTGCTTTACCCTGGATGCAATGGTCGGGGATTCCTCTTCAAGCTCCACCCTCGTCACCCGGCGGCCTTCCTTCGCTTGAAACTCGTTTGTGATGGCAACGATCCTCGCGTCAGCCAAGAGATCCCACTCGGTGTTTCTCACAACCACGATGTCGCCCAAATCGAAGTCGCGCCTGTATCTGAAAGGAGCTGCTCCCCTGGATAGCTCTATCGCATATTTCTCGGCCTTCCCGGAGGCGGCAAGCTCCTTCTTGCCCCGCTCTATCTGGGTCTGGACGTTGTCTGCATCCTGAGCGTCCACCCAGGCCTCCCGCCTGGTGAAGCCCGCAGGCTCGGACGGGTCGAGATAAGCCGTCTGAATGGGCCGGCTCACGCCTTCGCCCTTGCCGCCGATATATGCGAAGGTCTTGCGCCCGAGGTCGCTTGTGATGTACCCTTGCGCCGTCACGGTCTCGTAGTCGATGTCGAAGTACACGGGGCTCGAGGATGAGGCGCTATGGTCCGCACCTTCTATACAATCGAGAACGAAGGCGGAGGAGACTGAATCGTAAGCGACTTCCCAACCCAGGTCCGTAAGGTGCGCGATCTCTGAAAGCATGTCGGCGAGCGTTTGGTACCTGCCTTGGTAGACAACGGTCGGACCTCTTGCAAGGTCCGGGGCAATGGAGAAACCTGCGAGCTTCCGGTTCGCCGGAGCGCTTGTGCCTGCGTTTTTCCCTACGTAGTATTTCATGACCGTTTCGGCTTTCCCGGACTGCTCGTCATATGCGAGGCTCACGGCAGGCAAGATAAGCCTTTCATCGAGAAAGCCCCCAAACGCCCTGCCTGATACGGTTACTGCCTCTTCTCCGGATGGAAGCACCTCATACTCCAGGCTTGCGATGATGAAGGCCTGGTCAGGGGCAAAGCCCCCGGCCTCTTCCTGCGGAGCGACCAGCCTTCCCTTCTCAAGCTTTTCGATCTGAGGTTTCAGAAACTTTACGCGCATAGTGAAGTCTCCGGCGGAGTAGAACTTGCGGCTCCAGCGGACGGAGATGTAGTTATCTACTATGTCAACCGGAGTTCCGTCCGGCTCCAATAGATAGACGTCAGCCATGGCTCCTCTCTCCTTAGAGCCCTGCGAATCGCTCGCGCCAGTAGAAGTTAACCGACCCGGAAACGTTCGTGTCGGCCTCAAAGCGGATCATGTTCGAGCCGCGCCTTAAGAGCCAGAAGCTTGATCCCAAGGTGAGCCTATCGAATATGTCTGTCGTAGCGCCTGACGGAAGGTCCACGTACCTGACGTACTTTTCGCCAAAGCCTGTGGAGACCTCGACATAATCGCCCGCGGCGATTGCGCCTGAGACCTCAAGACTCGCCCCTGTCGTAAGGTTACGCAGCCTAAACGTCGTAAGCTCGCCGAAGACCCGGGCCCTGAATGGGGCAGGAATGTCGCCCGAGTTCTGGATCTCCTTTTCGATGTTCGCAGTCTCAAACTCGATTGGAAACTCTATGGCAAACTCCAGGCCTCCGGCAAGGCCTGCCAGGATCGAGAGCGAATCCGCGGTCTTTCGCCAGTAAGGGTATGGAGCTACAAACTCAAGGTCAGCATCTGCTGCCCACTTGGCCCCGTCTATCTCGCTAAACTGCGGGGATTCCCTCGCGAGGCATGGAAGCTCTAAGGTATCCCTGCCAGGCCGCATGTACCTGAGAAGTCCCATCGAAACGTCTCCGGTCTGCCTAACGGGGTTTGTCACCATCGAACGGGAGAGTGCGTGCCTTAGGTCGGAAAGCTCCTCCTTAGAGTCCGCCACCAGCCTTAGAGATATGGAGAAGACCCTCATATCGCTCCTCACATTAAGGAGCGTCTCCCCGACCTGGAAAGGGCTCTTCTCGGTCTGTGGAACCACGAACGTGGAGCCAAGGCCTGAAAAATCCCGCACCACATAGGGAATATCCCCGAAGGTAAGCGAACCGTCGCCGAGAGACGGGTACCAAAGAAATGAATCAATGGCCATTGTCTATGACACCTCCCAGGCCGCCGCGATCTTGCGAAGCGCCCGCTCGGTGTATCTTTGAAGGTCGGCGGGCGATGCGTCTACATGAATCTCCTGCGAGAGCGTCACGGCGGGCCGACGGGCCGCAAGCGGCGAGACCTCGGCCCCGCGGGGAAATGCCAAAAGCTCGGGGCCGCGTTCTCCGACCACTGCATAGCCCGGGCGGGTTATGACGCCGCCGGCCTGGAGGCGTGGGATCTTCTTTGTCACTCCCGTCACGGCTTCCCGCCCACGGGCGAAGAGGCTTTCGACCGCTTCCCTTGCCCTGGCGACAGCGGACGAGATGGACGCTATTTTGCCCCCGATGGCGGAGACTGCCCGCTCCACCACCCCGACTATCTCGCTCCAAATGCTTGCAATCCTGTCCTTGATGGAAGTGAATACGCTGGTGGCCGTGTCCCTAATCGAGTTCCATGCCGAGGATAGAAAGCTTCTTATTCCCTCCCATGCGGTCTGAGTGTTTTCTCGTATGGCGGTCCAGCTTGACAGGGTGGCCTCACGAAGGCCAGAAAGAGCGGTCCTTGCGGTCTCGCTGATTGCCTCCCATGTTGCCGAAAGGAAGGCCCTGATGCCCTCCCATGCCGCTTTGGCGGCCTCTGAAATAGTAGTCCATGCGGATGCGAGGAACTCCCTCAGGCCTCGGACGCCCGTCTTGATGGCTTCAATTGCGGCCTCAGTCTTCTCCCTGATCCCTCCCCAGTCGCGGGCCCAGGCGATGGCGAGGAGCACGAGCGCCGCCCCGACCGCAAGCAGAATAGGGTTCATTGCTGTTATGGCTGTGCCGATCCCCTGAATGACTGGAACGGCTGCTGCTATAGCGGCCTTCAGAGATCCTACGCCCTGTGAGAGGACTGTGTAGCCTTTGGAGACGGTATCGGCGGCCTTGGCAAGCGATCCTAGAAGAAGGAGCATGGGGCCGATCCCTGCGGCGAGGGCGAAAAGAGCAAGCGTTACCGTGCGCACCGGCTCGGGCAAAGATCCGAACCACTTCGCAAGCTCGATCAGTTTGTTCGTGAGGCTAAGGCCTATGTCTACAAGTCGCGTCATGGCCGGCGCAAAGGCCTCGCCGAGAGTTGCAGCGGCTTCCTGGAGACGATTTCTCAAGATCCCAAGCTGCGCCGCAGTCGTCTCTTGCCTTCTTGCAAACTCCTCCGATAGAGCAGTATTTGCGGCATAGGCTTCCCGGCCCGTAACAAGAGATTGGGTCAGAAGATCCTGTGCTCCGCCGAGCCTTCGAAGAGCATCTCCCACCCTTATTCCCGAAAGCCCGAGGTTCTGTAGGGTTGCCATCGTGGGCTGGCCCTGGGCCTCCATGTTGTGAAGCCCGGCTATGAATTCGGTTATGGCGGCGGCGGGCTCTTGCCTAAACCTTTCGGCGAACTGGGTTGCCGTCATGCCTGCGATCTTAGCGAAGCTCTCAAGCTCTTCGCCGCCTGAAGCTACAGCTTCGCGCATCCTGAGCATTACCTGGGAGATGGCGGTTCCCCCGGCTTCGGCCTCTATGCCTACGGAAGCCAAAGCTGCGGCGAAGCCTGTTATCTCAGCCTCTGTAAGCCCAATCTGAGATCCTGCGCCTGCAATGCGTAAGGACATCTCTACGATCTGGGATTCGGTCGCTGCGGTCCTGTTCCCAAGCTCGACTATGGCCGAGCCGAGCTTTTCAAATTCAGCTGCGGGCAGGCCGGTGATGGCGGCAAGCTTTGCAAGGGCCGTCGCCGCCTGCTCGGAAGAAAGGTTCGTCGCTTCTCCCATCTTGGCTGCCATTTCAGCGAAGCTTGCTATGTCCTGGGTCTTGATCCCGAGCTGGCCCCCGGCCTCGGCTAAGTGCATGAGCTCGGTTGCGGAGACCGGAACTACGGTTGCAAGGGTTCGAAGCTGGCTTTCAATTTGCGCGAGCTCTGCGCTCGATGCGTCCACAGTCTTGGCGACGCCGGCGAATGCGGTCTCAAAGTCGATGGCGGTCTTTGCGGCGAGCGTCCCGATTCCGGCCAGGGGAGCAGTAAGGCCTATGGAAAGCGTCTTTCCTATGCTCGTCATAGCGGCTCCGGTTTCGGAAAGGCTTGTCTTGAGGCCCGCCATGGACTCATCAAACCCGCGTCTGTCCGCCAGTATCTCAACGACCGCCTGGCCTATTACCTCAGCCATTCGATCCGCCTCCTCGAACTGGCTTTGCCTCGGGACCCATCATCTCGACCGTCTTGGCAAACATCTTCTCAAGCTCTGCCCTGGTACAGGAGGCCCTCTTGCCCCGAGGCCTTAATATGTCCTCGCCTCTTACGCGCCGGCGCTTTCCTCGAAGGGCCGTTAAGATGCAGGCGGTAAAGTGCGCGAAGACCTTATAAGCCTCATCCTGTTTGCACCTCGCGCCTTCTGTATGCCAGGCAAGCTCCCTAGGAGTAAGGCTCCAGGCCTCGCGAGGCGTAAGCCCCCAGCTTGCCGCCTCTACGAGGTACTCGCCCCAGTCCCAAGGCTTGCCGGCTCCATCTCCTTCTGGGCCGGCGCCTCGGGCAAAGGGAAGGCCGCCTCAAAGGCCGAAAGAGTCTCGCCTATGATGTCCTTGATGCCGACCTCGTCTATAAGCTCGCCTGCACCCTTTAGCGTCATATCAGGATGATGCTCTATAAGCCCCGCCCATACTAAAGCCCGAAGCTCCCTGATCCCGGCGTTTTGGGCAGTGAACTTGTCAGCCATCTGGAGGATAGGAAGGCCAAGGACCGCCTCAAGCTCCGCCAGGGCGTTCGCTGAGAACTTCAGGATATAGCGCTTCCCGTAGGCCTCAAATTCCCGCTCTCCCCGCGCCTCATTTGCCACTTTCCCATCGCTCCTTTACGGCAAGGCCGTCCAGGCCGTGTCAAGCGTTGCATCTACCGTATAAACTGATACGTCGTTATCCGGAAACTCCTCAGAGAGCGTTTCTATAAGGCCTGTGGTCTCCTCAATCTCAGTCCCGTCGAACGACCTTCTGAAGACCACCTGGGTCTTGTTCTCGATGGCGTCCCTTATCGCCGCGTACGCCGTATCGGTTGGGATGAAAAGCCCTTCCAGGGAAAGCGTGTCGCCCTGTTTCCCGTAGATCCACCGCATATGGTCATGATCCTTGTTTGAAGAATCTATCATCTCTCTCGTGGTCTCTCTTGTAAGCCCCGTCTGCGCTGCGACGGGAGTCCATACGGAAGAAACCTCGACCAGAATTAAGACCCTCATTCCGTCTATGCCTACAGCCATTTGCGTCAAGCCTCCCTTGAAATCGAAATCGTAACCGAGACGATCAGCATGTAGACCCGTTCATCTCTCGGGCCGATGATTGGCCTGTCCGCCCTTGTGCGAAGCACCTGGGTCCATCCAGGCACGAATAGCTCCGCTCTTTCGAAAAGCTCCCACACTCTTTCGGCTATGGCTTCAACCTCTACCATCGACCCCGAGGCCTCGGCGAATATCCGTATGTCTCGCATCACCCGTGCGCCATAGGTCAGTTTAGTAGACTCCGGGACCCGCACTCTCCCGAGTACGTCGCCTGCGGCCAGGATGCAAGGTAAGGGCGCATCTCCCGGCACCGGCTCATAAGTGAAGATCGCGGGTCTCGCCAGATACTCAGGCAGCATCGAAAGAAGGGCCGAATCGCCTATAAGCTTGTCATAGATAGCCTCGGTGACAGACATCTTATAGCCCCGTCCCTCCCGCTGAAACTGCGGCGACGGTTACATCCGTTACATCAGAATAGGCGACCTGAACGACTGGCCCGAACCTCGATGGGTTGAACGGCCCTGCCTGCCTCCGGGAAGATGCTGGCACAGAAAACGAAACGTCATGGCTAAACCCATATGAGCAGGCACGGGGCGAGTCTATCGTCACTGTTATCGAGCTTAGGCCGTCGTTTGCGATGTAGAGGTACGTCCTTCCGTCGTTTGAAAAGGTGTCTCCTCCTACGGAAGCTGCATCAAAAGCGGCCTCTATGTCGGCGGCTTGATCAGGATCGAGCTTGACAATAGTCAAAGCGGCCATTTTAGATCCCCTCCCTAAAAAGAAAGCGCATCATGGAATATCCTTGCGATCAGAGGTTCCATCTCAGCGAGTGAAGGCCTAAGAAACGGCCTTGCGGCCATCCGCCGCGTCCCGTATTCAAGCGCCAGGGCGTAGGGCGCGCTGGCCCAGACTCTCACGGCGGCTCCCTTTCCCGTCATCTCGGCCTCATATCCAACAGAATCCATGAGCTCGCCCGAGACGCGCGCCGGCGGCTCTCCCGGAGCCGAAGGAGCCTCACCGAGCGGATTGGGCCTTGAGATCAGCACCTTCACATGATCGGAAAGCGCCATGCCGGCCTCTTCTCCCGCGGACTTTAGCCCTGCATCTACTCTCTTTTCGATCCTCTCGGGCTCGAAAAACTTGATCTTGAAATTGGCCGGCATGTCAGCTCTCCTCCTGCACTTCCTGGCAGAGAACCTCCAAAGTTACGCCAAGAAGGGACGGCTCAAAAGCGGCGATTATGCGCCACCTTCGCGCGCCCAGGCGAAGCTCGTCTCCACGGCGAAAATCCTTGGGCGCATTTGCAAAGAACACGTGCGTGAC